ATCATTCCCACTCAATTATTTACGAAACACATAACCAATTGACTGGCAACAATTTTCTGATGATTAATTTCCACCGTACCGTTTTATATACCGTCACCGGAAATCAGTGCCATGAAAAATACCATGTCAACGGGTCAACGAATCGTACTGCTTTTCACAGACTCGTCCGGCTTCGGCGGCCCGGTCAGCGTACTCTGCCAGTTGTCGGTTTCGCTCGAGAGATTTGCTGAGCACGTCGGCAAGCAAAACTCCGGTGTCTGCGGCTGACGCCCCAGCGCCGACAGTGGCGTTATACTGCCTGAGCTGCTCACGGATGGCAACGAGCTGTTGCTGCAACCGGCCAGCACGATCGGCAGCATCAAGAGCATCATTGCGCGCCTGGTCGATCCTCTGCTGCGCTTCACGTTCATTGGTCACTTTCTCCTGTTCGTCATGCTGACGAGCTTTCTCATCTTCGGCTTTGCGGTCTGCCTTTGCCTGCGCGTATCCGGCGGCGTACTGCCGGTCACCGTGGACATTCCAGGCAACCACCCCGCCGACTACGAGAGCAGCAAGCATCACCACGATAAGCAACTGTTTCCTGTACGCTTTGACGAATGCCCAGATCATGATTCATTTACCGACGCGGTACCGTTCATTAACGGTAAATCTCTACTATCCTTCGCTACATTAACCGGCCATCGATAGCCTGTAACCCTGTCCCTGGAGAATGCACGGATATTAATTGCATCGGACTGGTTTCCGCCCAACACCATCAGATCACCGTTTTGTTTCTGCCCGACAACAAATCCGACATGTCCACCGCCCTCACGACTGAATACCACCACACAACCATAAGCTGGCTCTCTAATCTGAACTCCCCAGTTGAGATATGATCTTGCTGACTCGAAGCGGGTTGATTTAATTCCGCTTCTCTCTAGCATTGCGCCAACAAATGCTGCGCACCATGGCGTTTCGTCGTCTTTAATTCCGCCACGCTTAATATCTTTCCAGAACTGGAGAATTAGCGGGTTATGTCTCGGACCTTTAATTTCCATTTGCCCGATATGTTTTCTGCCTTCAATAATCCATGGAAGTTCATTCATGTTGACCTCGTTATCTTGAATATTTGCACCACGTTCCCTTTTGTCTTGATGAGCGCAGCCAGGAACACGGCTTTGATGATGACTTCTGACCAGTCTGCGCTGACGTAGTAGCCGTAAAAGGTCCGGATAGGAACGCTGGCGGCCACGACAATCAGGAGGTATGCGAGCCAGCCACCCCACCAGCGGTGGCGTGATCCGTCACGACGGAACAGAAGCACTCGAATAGCAATGCCGCCGCAGATAGCGGCGTTCAGGATGAGAAGCAGTTCAGGACTGGTCATCGTCTTTTCTCCCCGGGATCAGGTCGCGCGGATTTTCAGAACGGTGATACAGCCAGATGCCAATGCGAACAGCGACGATTGCTGAGACGAATGCCCCGGCGGAATACACAATGCCCTTCTCAAAAGAGTCCTGTGTAATCGTGGGTATCAGGCTGGCAAAGCCTATCAGAATAGAAGCTGTTGCTTTGTAGAAGAGGACACCGCAGAGGAAGCTGAGAAGCGCCAGGAGAAGCCGGCGCTTTATAGGATACTCAACTGCTGAGGTAACAAAAATTACCGCACCAGCAAGAGCCCCTAAAGCAACCTCCGGCGGTATGCCGACGAATACTGACGCCAGCGCAGTCAGGCTTAGCCCCTGATTTACCGACTCCGTCGTCAGCACGTGCGCCATAGTGACCACCGTTTAATGTGCATAATGAACCCCCTTAGTTGGTGGGTTCATCATACACAATAAACCATATATGGATAGATATTACCTGAGAGTATTCCTATAGTGACCCTGTTGCAGGCCATTCACACCGGATAGCCATTAAAGTCTTATGCCGTCCAGAGAAACCTTTGTTGTTGTCCCTGGAAGGTTGAAGAAATAACATTTCCCGTCAGTTCCGACGTACATATTACAAACGCCAGCAGGCAGGTTTGAGGCGTTTATAGCTGTGACAGTTTTCATTACCACGCTGCTAATCTTGAAAGAAGGCGGAAGTATAAATGCCACCGCGCCGTCATTATTGTTTGTCGCATGAAGACTAAGGATCCCTGAAAACTCCCTGCCTCTGATATTCGGAACGTTAAGAAGCCCATATCCGCTGGAAAGCCAAGATGATGGCACAGCCTCAAAGGCTTCTGAATTAGTCGTGTCAGGGCGGCAAAGCCAACCGAGCACGCTACGGGCCCAGCCGAGCGCCAGCATCATGCTGCCGTATGGTGTTGGGTGAATGTTGTCGGCAACAATGCTGTCACTCACAGCGTAAGGAGTGAGGCTTAACCATTTTGCTGTCATGGCTCCGTACCCTTTCATTGTCTCAAGGTTTAAAAGACCTCCTGAGTCGGCAACAGTTCTGGTGAGAACTGCCCGGTATGAATGGATTGATGCGTTGTTTTGTGTGTTCTGGCCGCCGCTTTGACCGTTAGCTATCGCTTCTGCTTTAGAATAAAAAGAGGTAGGGAGAGCCACTATTGGCTGAGCACCTATTCCTTTTGCGTAGGTCACCATCCCCTGTATTGTCGATACAAAGCCAGAGAACGACGTTCCGCCCTGAATATCATTGACACCTACCTGAATCAGACAAAGATCATATCCAGATCCAATTGTCTGAAGTCTTGTGTACTGTTGAGCAGCGGTTTCACCTGCCACAGCAATATTATTGATTTCAGCAATATTTACACCGGCGCTTCCGAGTAACATCTGGAGATATTTAGCGTGTGAATACTGAACACTGTTATCAGTAATACTGTCACCGCAGATGATTATTTTCAGAGGTTTAGAACCTGCAAATGATCTCCCGCTCACCTTAGCCATTTGAGATACTGTAATATTATTATTAATATTCTCAGCACCAAAGCATGCGCCGATAATCCCACTTCTTGTTGTATAGCTCCCCATACTTAGGCCATTTACAAGCACAGAGAAAGATCTCGTTGATGTTATTTTTACTGTAATGAGTGCGTTATTGAAAAGGTCTCTCTGCTGATCCATCAGTGCATATGGCACACCCTGCAGCACTGGCGGCAATCCCGTCGTTCCATCAACGACTTTAACAGCCTGACTGCCTGAATCCTGAGCAAAATACGCGTAACCACCAGCCGTGATAACCCCGGCCAGGAATATTCCTCCCGATGGTGATGACACCAGAGACATAACCTCATCGCCAACCAAAACACTCGTTGAGGCGACTGTTGCCACACCTCCACCAGCCATAACAATAGAGTCAGACGAAGACGAAACAGGAGCGACAGCGACATTCGTGTTGGACAGTTTTAATATTTTCATGTCCGTTGTGCCATTGATAGACACTGGGTTTGAAAATACACCATCAGAGTTGCATAACGTCGGAAGGTTTTCTCCTAGTGTGGACTGAACATTTTTACCAATATACGATGTAAACCCAAAGTTTATGTACTGGATTTTAATTTGCCGATTCGCCTGCAACCCTGTGTTTACAAGTGGGCTGTTAGCCGCTCCTCCTGAGTAGATAATATGAATTGAAACCCCATCATCTGCAACAATGCGGACAGGGCTGCTAACAGGAGTCGAATCATCTCCATTAATGAAATACTTGCCTGTCCCGCCTGGAGTTTTAACAAGCCTTAATATTCCTCCACCGATTGAGTTTAAATAAATAAACGCCTTGCTGAATGGCGTAAGGTTATTTGTGCCTGTCGTTCCGTTGTAATCATCCTTACCGGCGAAGTCCTGTAACGTGATGAAATCTGACAGCATGTCAGTAAGCAATCTCGGCGAAGCGCCGGTAGCTGATTTTGTTCCCCTCATCAAATTTGTACCTGTCGGCTTCAGCATTTCGATAAGTACATCACTTGCTGAGCCACTAGGCGGAAGGACGACGATTGGGTCACCTGCATAATCGAATGCAGGAATTTTATTCGCCCTGTCAGCTGCCGCAGGGAGTTGATTGACTGGCTCAGGAACGCGCAATGTTTTACTGAAATTTGCGCTCGCTAGTGAATCAACATAGTTTTTTGTGGCCGCATCCTGAGGGTCACGTGGGTCGCGTAGATTTCTAATATAGTTGTTCAGGGCGTCATACCAGTTCGCAATGCTGGAAGGCTTACGAAGAGCAAGGCTGAACATCGTACCAACCTGCTGGATCAGCATCGTTAGCTTATCGAAAGCGTCCTCATGTACTTCAGCGAAAAATTTCCCCTGGTTTCGCAGGTCTGTTTCCTGGGTTGGATCCAGTTCGCGGGCGATTGAAATTTTCCATCCCGTCGCCAGCGGAGTGGTAAGCACTACGTTTCCACCGCTGTACCCGCCTGCATTCGTCACTGTGTAGTCTGTATCCAGCACCAATACAGTCATGCTTTCGTTGAGGTCCATCACCGAAACAGTCAGATCAGCTTTCTGAAAAATTCTGAAAGTGTAAGGGAAAGACGTTGTGACGCCGTTCCCGGTGTAATCATTATGGTTAACTACGGTTGATACCGTCATGGCCTGTCTCCAGTAAAGCAGCGCCCGGCGCGCGTGCATCATCTGGACAGTTTATTACCTGTTAAACCTTATATGAATTGAATGAATAACAATCAGGAAATTTATTACCCTTTGGGTAATTTGCATATCGTGCTGGATAGTCCGCTAAAGTTTTGCTACTGTACATTCATACAGTGATTGCATGGAGAACATAAGATGCAACGTCAGTATCATCACCCGCTGGAAAAAGGTTTTGCCGAACGAATACACACGCCGGGAGGCGTCCGCTCCCTTGTTGAAGAATCACACCTGATGACGTTGCTGCGACAACTGAATGAGGATGGGTTTAACGTTGATGGGCCCATGGCTGAGCTTACTGCCCTGGTGAACTACGTCACCAGCTCGCAGATGTCAATGAAGGATCTGCAGATGCATCTTGATTACTGTGTGGAAAAACTCAAGCAGGAAACTACATAAAAAAGTAGGCCGCGCTGGCGGCCTTATATAATTTCAGTCATTCCTGCACTTTGCTGTTCTCAGCGACTCTAGCTGATTAAGCCTTGATGTTGCTTTTTTTTGCGCTTCGGTTTTTGCCATTCCGTTACCGATGCCAAAATCACCAAGAACACCAAGTACAGTTCTTCCGTCAAACTCACCTGTAGTGTTTATTTCCGCCTGGACACTATGCATCTTTGCTATTTCTTGCGTAACCGCTTTACAGTCCAGCGCTGACGCCTCTTCACTGGTTACCGAAGGGGCCTGTGGGTACTGCTTTGTAGCGCAACCAGAGACCAAAAGTAAAGACAGGCTCACGGTGGCAAAACATATTTTCATATTTTTGATCATGATTATACTTTAAACCTATAAGAAAACTGGGAGTTTATAGACTATTGCCGCAACAATGACGAAATTCATAAAATATACAACCTTCGCAGATGTTTCTCCTAATATTCCTTTTTTTATCATAAATATGATAGCCCACACATAAAATGTTCCGCAGAACACTACGACAGAAAACCAAAAGATGATCATCATTAATTTGTTGATTATATCCATCAGTTACCCACCGCCTTTCCTAAATCTGGCGCTCTGCGTGGTGATGCTTCACCAGGCTCCCACCAGCTCGTTGTATTGAATTCCCGCTGCGCTCTGTCCCTTACCCGGTCGTTGTACCCCGGGTTTGCCATCTCTTGCAACTGCTGCAGTATCAGATGGTTTGTGATGGCCTTGGCATACCAGAGATTTGCGAATGGGGTGATCATGCGGGCGGTCTTCAGTGCGTCGGCACCGAATGATGTTTCTTCACCCTGCAATGCTTTCTGCGGGTTAGTGATCAACAGTTTAGTTAACTGCTCTGCAAAGCTCAGGACCGGGCCTCCGATGGTGGCCGCGATGCTTGAGCCATATTGCGTGTGGTCCTGGAAAAGAAAATCGCCATAAATACCGAATGATCCGCCCTTCAACAGCGCCTGCACCCATGTCGTTGGCTTTGTCATATCAAGCGGGTCATTACCTGTCAGCAGGCTGTTCATCTGGTTAGCGAACATCCCGGCAAGTGTCGTGCCAGCGATGTAAGAAGCCAGAAACTTGAGAGCTGGTACCGTATCAAGATCATTAGCCCGGTTTACCAGCTGGCGGAATCCGGCAAACGGTGTTGTTTTGAAGAGCATGAAACTCTTAATCAGCTGCCCGGCATCATCGCGGGCATAGGTGTCCAGCCCGGTGGCTGTCGTGACAGCGCTGGTCATCTCACCGTGCGTAATCCCCAGTAATTTCTGAGCAGCCTCGGCGCGGGCGTTACGCACCATGCGAGTGATTGTCTGCTCTGCTTCTGCGTCGAATGCCTGTTTCATTTTCTTCAGTCGCTCTGGTGGCATGTCGCCAAGCGCTGCCAGTGCTGCATCACTCCCGGCGCGAACCTGCGCAATGCGGTCGGCCATGATACCGGCGATCACATCATCCGGCACGGAGTAAATCGCATCTGGCGTCATCCCCATATGTCCGGCGGTGGTCATAGGCTGGAGGTCTGCCGCTGCCATGATGGCCCAGTCCTCATTGCTCCAACCTTTGTTGGCCAGGATGGTTTTATCCGAGCCTTTAACGTCGTCCAGCGTCTTAAATTTGCGGGTAAGCTCGCCGATATTTTTGTACATCAGCAGGCCGAACGAAGCTTTATTGGCGCGGTCCATGGCGATCAGCCCTGACCACTTCAGCGTCTTCTCAGCGAACCATCCGGTTATGCCGCGAGACAGGTCAAAGCCGCCCATCTTCGAAACTACAGCAGCATGCGAATCCACCAGCAGACCGAGCTCCGCATTAGCCTTTTTGGCGTCACCACTGAACAGGTTGCGAATGGTATTTGCAGACAGGCGCATGCCGTCGCGGGTAAAGCCAAGCGCCTGGGCGTTGGCGCGCATGATGGCCTGATCGCTGGTTGCGGTCAGGACGCTGGTGCCGAGCATGGCGCTGGTCATCAGGTTGCGCAGCCCACCAACCGCCGACGTGAACACGCTTGATGTGGCCGCACCATTAAGCCCGGCCATTGAGTTAAACATGCGCTCAATCATCTTGCGCTCGTCGTTCATCTTGCCTACTTCTTTCCCGCCGGTGACGGCGCGCTGGTATACGCGGTCCAGCACCAGAGAAAAGTTGCGGGCAGCATCCGGGCCGAATGCTTTAACGACACCAAGATCACGGGATGATGACTGCAGGTGCGACATCATTATGCCCGCCACCGGCTGCTGCGTGTATCGCTCCATGTATGCGAAGTGTGATTGCGCATCCTTGAACGCCATCACCCTGCTCTGGGAACCACGGTTCTTTATCCCGCCGGTACCCATGAATGCGCCCGGGTCGATTTTGTTCGCGCCGTCGGTAGCCTTTGTTTCAAAGATCGCCTCCAGCGCCTGGCGGTACTCGATGTCATTCATCGGGCTGCCGTCCGGATTAACGTAGTTACTGCGGTCCTGCGTGTTGTAGACGTCATCCACCCATGCCTGGCGGGCAAATTCAATCGGCGGCTGGCGGCCGGAAAGGCGCGCTTTAGCCTGCTCTGCCACTGGCAAAGATGCCAGCCACTCATCGCGCCCGGCATTGCGGATAAAATCAGCGTCGTCAACATACGGCAGGTGCCAGTCGTCGCGCAGTCCGATATCAAACCCGTTGTCGTTCATCTCCTGGCGGGCCCGACTGGTGACGTCGTTCCAGACCTGCGCGATTTTCTTCGCCTGCGGGTTGCCGGTATCCTCGCCATAAAGTTCTTTCAGGATCTGGAACTGTGCGGACTTTGCCGCCTGCTGGTCTAACAGGCTGCGGAATCTCTGCTCGCCAAGAGCCTTGCTCTGCTCGAAGAATTTGCGTACATCATCACCGGCTTTGAGCAATTCAGCGCTGAGCTGGCGGGACCAGTCCTGGTATGCTCCAGTTGCCAGTTCCTCAGCTGATGTCACGGCAATATCTTTACCGTCAGTGGTGCGCCTACCGGCGAAGATAAACTGCTGCAAATTGGCTGGTGTTTGCTGCTCTGGCGGGATATTAGCATCGAGGGTATCTGTAACCATGCTGATTGCGATCGCATTCTGAGCGACGCGCTGGCGCTTCTTATAGACGTCATGCACAACGCGCTGACGAACAAGATCGGCGGCCTCCATATACGTCTGTGCATCCGGGATGCCAGTCTTGCCTTCCCTGGCGTTCTTTTTATGAACCTCGCGCACGGCTTCTTTGATACGGTCCTCAATACCTTTCAGCTCGTCAGCCTTTGGCTGGCGGCCAAGTGTCTGCGCAATGGCTTCAACACATGCCTGTTTCATTATGGGTTCCTCAGGAAGCACGCCGCGGCGACGGAATACACTTTCGATTCGTTCTGCACGGCCTGGATTTGCTCATCAAATTCAGCCAGAACATCGGAGAGCTTTGCAGACTTCCCGGTGTCGGGGTGCGTAATTGTCAGATCCGGATTGGTGGTCGCCATATCGCGCGCCGCCATCAGGTCGTAACTGTTGGATGAAATCGCCTGGCCGGTGTCAGGATCAACACTGACCTGTCCTCCAGTTTCGTCTGCTGCCGTAAATGCACTTTCTGCGCGTGGCGCCGGAGCTTCTCCAGCCAGTTCTGACGGCGTTTCATACCTGACACCATTCTCTTCGAAAACCTGCTGCATTGCATGGTACTGCTCATTTGCTGATTCCAGCATGCCGGGCCGAGCTGGACCATCCAGCCCGCGCGCCATCATCCCGACGTTAACCGGCTGTCCGTCATTTAGTTGCCGGTAAGCTTCATCCATGGCCGCCACATGACTGTTAATGCTCTCATTGCTGGCATGCAGCACTGGCGCCGATTCAAGATCGTAATAGAGCCCTTCATTCAGAGCGTGGGCTGCGTCGATGTCGCTTGGCTTAATGACCGACTCCCTGATGAGACCGCGCATGCTTTCAGGAATGATCCCCTGCTGCAGGCGTGAGAGATCGGCTCTGGCTTCGTAGTAACGTCCACCTGGCATATTCGGTGCCAGCGTGTCGGTGGCGCCCTGCAGGCGTCGCTGCACCTGGTCTATTTGCTGATCTACTGCTCTTAGCCGAGACTGCTTATCCTGGCGGGAAGCGGATAGTGCCTTACCGCTACCTGACGGCTGCTCCGCGAGGATTGCGGCACGCTGCTCATTGAGGTTATCCAGGATGCGCTGGCTGTTCGCAACCTCAGACTGCCATACCTTCCTGTCACCGCGGGATAAAAGCTGTTCTGCACTCTGCTGCAATTCAGCCATTCTTGATTCGTAGGTTATCTGCGTGGCATCTGGCACAGCAGGACCATCACCAAGTGGAGCGGGTTGCGACGCAGCTTCGCCCTGAGGCTGTGGAGAATTTTCCGGAACGCTCTGCACCTCTGCCGCCGGGACAGGCGATTCGGTTTCTGACGATGGCGGAACGTCAGCATTTCGCGCGGCCAGGTGATGAGCACCACCAAAGGCGCCGCCAAGAACCGCATCAACCAGCATGGCCTGACCGTCGAATACCCGGTACTGTTTCGCCATTTCGGTATAGCCTTTTTCCTCCAGCGTCTCGCCGACGGAATAACGGTTCAGGCCGCCGAAACCGGTGTTGATTGCTACACCTGACGCTATACGCGTTGCCAGTGTTGTGCCGACAGCAGCAGGTAATGCCATGCCGGCCGCGTTGAAAAGACTCTGCTGCGTTGCCAGGTTACGTGCCGTCGACTCGTCAACACCCTTTCCTTTGAAATCCTGATAGGACTGCTCATACGTAGAGCTGAATGCAGTCGCTGCGCCGACGGTCGGGCCGCCGGCAATGGTCGCGCCGATGGCCGGAACAAACTGACCGAGACCGTAAAGCACCTCAGCAGCGGTACCCTGGCTACCTGCATCAGGCTTCACGTATCCGCGCGCGTCCTGCAATTGTTTTCCGATCGTGTCGTAGGTGTCGTTCAGCGTTTTATCTGCATCCGGGAACATCACCCGGAAGATATTGACCGTCGGCGCAATGTCGGCGGTGAATGCCGGATCGCTGATCAGGCGCTTACTGAATCCGACGGCAGATTGCGCGAGCCCGAGTGTGCCTTCAGCCACGCCGCGCACCGGCGCAGCGATTGAGCCCTGAAAGAATGTCGGCTCATAGTCTTCAGGCCGCGCCGGGTTTGCCGCTGTTTTATCGTCCGTCCATGCCTGGCCTTCCGGCGCCAGAGAAAATACATCAGACATTATTCAACCCTCACGACGATAGCTTCATTGGTTTTCGGATCCGTCGCCCAGCGACCGCTGCCGCTCACCAGCCGATACTGGTTATTGCCGATATTGACCGGAGTGAAGTTTGAAGCGGCGTTGACGTTCAGCCCGGCGTCTTTCAGCGCCTGCTGCGCAGATGCGGTATAGCGGTCCTTGAAAGTTGATTTGTCCATGCCGAATGGCATCACCACGTCACCACCATTGAAGCCCTTATAGACCCCTCCTGTGGCGTACTGAGCTGCCTTTTCCACTACGTCGGAGTTTGCGGCATCGGTGCGCGTCATGGAGGCGTCACCGGACTGATAAGCGATACCGGCGTAAGCGGCTTTGAAAAGGTTGTAGCTCAGCTGGCGCGCCTGTGGGTTATTGGCAAACGAGTTGCCTACCTGATCGTCGAATGCGCGCTTCAGCTTATCCTCGCTCGGCAACTGGACCGGAGTTATCCCGGCGTCTTTCATCGCTTTTGTCGGGTTCAGCAACTGGTCACCTGCCAGGATCACCTTAGATACGTCGTACTTGTTCATGGTTGGCTTGTATCCGATGAACTGGCTATAGGCGATAGACGGCTTGGTGTTGTCGTACTGGTTATCCGGTGTGCCAAGCAGCAGCGCGGAATAGGCCGTTGCTGCGTTGTTCGGCGCGATAGCTGAAGCCACCTGGCGCATCGCCGGAGCCGAAAGAGTTTCGCCCATGCTCTGCAACAGGCTGATGGTCTGATTTACGTCTTTGGTGCCGCGTACCTGCTCGGAAAGAGCGGCGGCCTCTTCACTGGATAGGATCGGCGCATTGATACCCAGCGCGCGAAGGCTTTCCTGAGATGAGAAACGGTTGGCAACCTCTGCCGTAATGTCATTCGGATTATTGCTGGACAGCGGCTTGTACGCGCCGATCTCCACGGCAGCATTGAACGGATTGTCCTGGCGCTGGCTGATGACCTTCATGGCCGCAGCCGAAACACGATCGAACAATTCAGCGCGAGAGGCGTAACCTTCGCCTGTTTCTCCAGTGCCCGGACGAAGCTGGTCAACGTATGCCGTAATGCTGCTGGTTGGCATGTTGCGGAATGAGCCAATGTACTGCCCGGCGATCTGCGTGTTCCTGAACTCGGTGTAACGGAGATTACCTTCCCGCACACCATAGGCCGACAGGAAGTCAGTCTGAGTTGGCGCATTGGGGAAAACCACGCCGCGCATATATGCCGCGCTGGCATCGCGCACCCGGCTGTCGATACTGGTGCGATACTCCGCCTGCTGCTGCTTGCGGATTTGATCTGCCTGGCGAAGGAAGGCTGCCTGCGCCTCAGGAGATGCAGCGTCGAATGCCGCATTACCGGTGTAGCGTTTGGTGCTGGTCGGAAGCTGAGAGAGACCGATTGCCGCGATGACGCCGGTGGAAAGCTGCTGGTCAGTATACGGCTGACTGCCGTTTTCATGACGGATGATAGCGGCGCACAGCGCTTTGAGAGTATCAGGGTTTGACGCATCAAGCTGCTGATCTGCCGTTACGCCGAGCTGAGCGCAGACGGCCTTTATATATGCGTCGGTATTATTATTGTCAGACGGAGGCGACCAGCGGTTGATGATGTCGCTGACGGTATCAATCCCCTGACGCTGGTATGACAGCAGGTTGCGGCCCAGCGCGCGAATGCCATGCTCTGGTGTCTCGAACTTGGCAAATCGTCCGTCGTCACCTGTCTGACCAATCCACGGATTGGTTTTGCTGTACTCGAGGTTGCCAGGGTTATTGTTACGGATACCGCGAGCGCTATCGCCACTCCCGCCTTCTGACACTGCACGACGCGATCCTGTAGCCGTATCGCTCAGCTCACCATTGCTATGAATAAAGTCGATCGCGTTATTGGCGGACCACTGAGACAGCGAAGCGTCGGCAACCTTCTCCTTGAACTCAATCTTTTTCGCCTGAATCTGTTCCGGGCTCCAGCCATGCGCGGTGCCATAATCGTCGATCTGCTGAAAGGTCTGCTGGTTGTACAGCACATAGTTAGCGTTATCGCCGTATGCAGCTGCTGCCAGTTTTCCGTTGTTCGCCAGCGTCGCCTGGAACTGCCCTTCTTCGTAGGCATTCAGCTGGGTGATTTCGTGGCGACCGGCCTGGGAGGTGAACTGGATGCGCTGCTGATGAGCCTGTTGCATAAATCCTGCGCGGGAACCTTCCGGCAGCGTCATGGCAATTTGCTCAACCTTCGAGTCGAATTCCTGGGTGTATTCCTGCCCCTTACCGAGTGCATTTTTACCCTGCATGTTGAGCAGGCCGGTATCAGGGTTAGTCAGAAGATCGCTGGAAATCTGGCTGAGTTGCAGGGATGCATCCTGTGCCTGCGCAACATCAGCGCGCTGTTTTGCCTGCGCGAATGCGCCTGCGTATTGCTCTGCGGCCTGACCAAGTACATCAGCAGTTTGCGGCGTGTTGAATGCCTGAAAACCTGGAGACTGGAACCCCCTGCTTTCTACCTGACGACCGTTTACAGTTGGTACTGTTGGCATGATGTCTCCTTAGCGCCCTGTTCTGGTTCCGACCGCCGCGCTGATTGGCGCAGCCTTCTGGCTAAATGGAGACCATGTGCCTCCACCCATCTGATAAGCGCCGTATGCTTTTAATGGAGTTGTCAGCAGCGTCTGGGTCATTGCGGCACTATTTGCGCTGCGGGTTGCATCAGCCTGAGACTGGAAATTACTGCCCTGCACCTGATATCCATATGCCTCGCGCTGCGCGTTGTTAACGGTAGTCAGAGCATCCAGCGCGCCGAATTGAGCTGTATCGCCGAAGATATCCAGCGCGTTACCTGTGGATAGCTCTGCACCTGTCGCGCCCATCATTGCTGCCTGACTACCTGCAGCCTGGCGGTTACGGCGACGAATCTCATCAGCCTGAGCGTTACCTCTGTTGATTGAGTCCTGCGCCTGAGCTTCAGCCACATCGGCATTTTGTTCGGCTACAGCAGAAGTATATTTCGCCTGCTGATTCTGGCTGTATGCGCTGGCGGCAGCTGAGGCTACCGTGACAGCAACCAGTGCTATCGCTGGGCTACACATTATTTTCTCTCCATGTGGAAACGGTGGAACGGGAGACGCTGGATGCCATACGGCTTAGGCTCTTCAATAGTGAAACCAAGCCAGTGCAGCCATACGCGCGCGACGTGGTTTCGGGCATCGATATAATTTTCAAGATACGGGTAAACGGTCAGCATTGCATTGACCGCTTTCCCGCACCGGCGCAGGAAGGTGCGCTGGTATTTCTCCAGCGCGTCAGTGCCGACAAGCCATGGAATGCCGCTTCCGCCTATCATTGATGCCGGGGCCACGCCGAAAATTGTGACCACCTCCCCATTGACCAGCCCGGCGCAGCAGAATGTTGACGTGCGCAACCCGGTTTCAAGAACGCGTCGCGGGCTCCATCCGTTTGTCGCCAGGAACTCTTCAATGTCTGCCTGCCTGACATGTGGCAACATGGCTTCGATGTGCTCTGCAGTGGCTGGCACTATCTGCGCATTAAGCATCAGAAGCCCCCTACCGCAAGACGCGGTATTACAGCCAGAACGGAAAGTGGCAGAGGGTCGGTCTGCCTGACCTTAACGCGCCCGTTTTTATCCCAGTCGCTGTCGAGCTTCACTTCCACTTTCCCGGTGGCATCATCAACCGGATCGTCGTAAAACTCGAACTCACGCTGTGGATATTCGTACCACGTTCCACCAGGCGTTGTTGCCCAGATACCGCGGCTGGCGTTGACCACCAGAGTGACAGACGGGATAAGCTGTTTTTTATCCAGCAGCGTTTCCTGCCCGTTGATGTTTATGTCCAGCGTTTCGAATTCAGCTGTGATCGGTAGACCGATATGAACCACGGCGCCAGGTGATTCCAGCGTGACAGCGCCACCAGTTACGATTTTCTGTGGCTCTACGCTGGCGTCAGAGAGGATGTTTACGGCCTGACCTTCCAGATGAGAAAGACCGCTGAAGGTCTGGCGTGCCATCTGCCAGTTAGTTGTCGCCGCGTTGCGCAATACTGGAGGCACATTACGATTGAAACGCACGATCGCCGCTGTGGTACTTGTAATGGACAGGATGTCACCACGCAGCTCCTTGGATACCAATTCCCCCGTATCTGGATCCGCCTCTGTATAAGGGAACTGGATCTGTGCACCGACATCCGTACCAACAAAGTAAGCACCGCCGCTAATCGTCACTGGATACTCGACCTTATAGCTCCAGTCTCCGCTACCTCCGCTGATGGTCATGGTGCGGGAAGAGGTGTTTCGCCCGTCATAGCTGAGACCGCAGTCGACAAAGAAAGCATCTTCGTCATTGGTAAAAAGGCGGCTAGAAAGACGTTCGATATAACGTTTCGTCTGACCGTTGATGGTGCGATTAACCACGAAATAAACAGCGTCCTCGCTGCCTTCGCTGATTGAGCAGGTGCTTTCATACTTTCCGGTGCTGGACTGAGGAGCCCAGGCAAATACCTGCTGATCGCGCAGATAGGTCAGCACCAGCAACTTTCCGTCGTCGCGGATGCAGAACGCGCTGCTGTACGGAACGATACAGAATGACCAGTCAACAATGCTGCGTTTCTGGAAAAGGTGGTTTGCCAGAATAGTCAGGTCAGTGCCCTGATACCCGTCGACGTCGAAAGAGTAGGCCAGATCGCGCACTACGCTCCCCTTCTCCTGGATGAACAGCGCGATGTTTGCCACTGCGATCGGCGGCACATTGCTGGACCCGTTATTGCCCTGAGAGCTGAATGCGAAAGATGATGGTGTCAGAACCTTATTCTGGTCTCCTGATATAGAATATTCACCTCCGGATGTCAGGGCTACAAGACTGCCTACATCGATAAGATGGCGGATTTCATTCACCTGCCGCCCGGCATAGGTGTAGATGATGCGATCGTCATCCTGGATAGGGTTGTTCTTTCCGAAGTCCTTGTAGTCACCGGTACGGCTTGCCCATATGGTTTGCGGATATGCGGTAGACGCGGCGAAATAGAGACGCTGCTGGTAGTAAACGACCGTGCTCGGGTATCCGTTAACGCTGTTCCAGACGAATCTAGCCCACTTGTAACTGCCATTTGCTGAGCCAACTACCTGAGAGGGGATATAACTGATCACCGTAGCGGTGGCGGTTGTTCCTGATGCCGCAGTGATGCGCACAATACCGAATCCGCTGTGCAGGTATTCCCACTGCACACCGGTGTCAGTTGATCCTGTCCCACCCCATCCATCCCAGGACATGCCTTCAGTGTGTGATGGGCGGAGAGTGCCGGTTTTCCCGGCTGTATTGGCACGGTAGTAATTGCTGTCAGCACGGCGCACATCATTGATGACTGTTGTTTTCCCTGTCTCCCAGACAGGAACTGAATCAACTGCAGGCTGCTCGAGGTAGAAAAGCTTGCCAACCTGCTCAGGGCCGAAAATTGCTGTTGTTGCCGTCAGCGTGACGGTGCCGGTACTGGCGCTGGCGTAGACCTTGACAGACTGATCAACGTTGATATCTTCAAACGGCCCGTTTTTTGTGGTGACGTCAACGATCTGCCAGTTGTCGTGCGCGTAGCGGCGCAGCTCTTTCGGCGGGTATGCCGGGTGTACCAGCGTAAGCACGTCGGCGCTCTGCGTGAATTTGATGCGGAACAGATCGGCTTCTGAATATGGCATTGCCAGCTCGTAAATTACATTGCTGCTGTTCAGCACGTATCCACCGTCTTTGATAACGCGCATATAGCCATGGCCGAACTCCAGCGCATAGGTCTGGACGGTAGAAAACTGGAAAGGGATAAGACGACATTTGCGATCAGAATATTTTGCTTCGCCGACGAAGCGCGTTCCCGGGCGATTCTCCACCCCACCATACTGCCGCACAATGAAGTTATCGCACTTGCGCAGCGCCACCTGATACTTCGACATATCGATGCGCCCGTACAGCGACGGGCCAATTTCACCGCCGGCAAAGCTCGGCTGGATCCAACTGATAGTCATTATGACAACCTCGCTGCGGTGAACTCGTCCATTGGCGGCTGCGGCTCCTGGGATTCGTTCTGGCTGTGCGAACCGGCACTAAGGATCACATTCTTGTACATGTTCAGTGCGTTGTTTCCGAGATCTGCGCTTCCGGTTAGCGGCATGTTGATGGCGGCAGCCAGTCGCCAGGACAGCGCCTCCATGAAAATTGGGTCGAACATGTTCACGTCGGTAACGCGCGTAATGTACTTCAGCCATGCCTGCGGCTGGTCTGTATAGATCAGCTTTCCTGTACCTTCACCGTTGGAACCGACCTCATAGTTGATGCGCATGGCAGCCGTCGGGTTACGAATTCCGGGCACCATAATTTCGGTAATGCGCAGGCAGTCAGTCGGGTATTGATAGGAATATTGCCAGTCCGGCGGCGGGTTATTGGTATCGGCCAGCGCCAGGCGTTTGGTGGCAAAGTTCCAGTCGAAGTCAGCCAGCGCGGCATCGCGACATGCATCGAAGTGCAGGGAGCACTGCCCTGCTTCTTTGCTGGCCTCTTTCAGGCTGTTAATACTGCGGCTGTTGCCGATATTGCTCAGCGCGCGGTTGCAGATATCGATGACGGAGGCCATTAATCATCCTCCACACCATAGAGAGTTTGTGCGGCAGTTTTAGTCTGTTCACCGGATGCAGGCGAGATTGCCATGTCGGTGATTTGCAGGCTGGCATCGTGCCGGACACCTTCACCATCTTCGCGTGTCGACATGCTTTTGATGATAGCTTTGGCAGAGATCATCACTTCAGTACCGACAGGCTGCGGCGTTGCACCGAGTTTCTTCAGTGTTTCATTGTCAAGATTGATGCACAGGCCCCATGGGTAATCGTCACGGGTTTTTGTTTCACCAGATTCATCTTGGTAGCTGTCGGTGCCGGTTTTGAGGTTTACCAGTTCCATAATGGACTCCTGCAATAAGGGGGCCGAAGCCCCCTGTTTGATTAGCGAGGCTTACACGCCCAGTTCTGCACGCTTCTCTGCGATCTTCTCGCGGAGTGTTTTGACGCCAGTATTTGGATGCGGCTTATCGTTGAAGAGCAATTCATACTCTTCGCGGAGCTTATCCAGATCGTTGTCACCGCCGGTATTGTCATTGCTATTGCCATCATCATTTTTCACTTCTGACTCTGGCTTAACAAATTCAAGACCACGCTTTTTAAGCGCAGAGGCTTTGGCTTTTTCCGCAGCTTCGTTAATCGGCTCCAGCGCCGAGCCTGGCTCACCGTCATATTCAATCTCTGAGCCTTCAGGCCAGAGGTTGTTATGAATATGAGATAAGCGCAGGACACGGTATTTTGCTTTTTCCATCGCAGTCACCTTAGCCAGTCACTTTGGAACGGATTGGGTAGTATGGAGTGTTGTTGTCAACATCCAGATTGATACCCGCGGTGAATGCGCCAGCTGTCAGCGGTCCGGTTGCAACTACATAGTTAACGCGCAGATAGCGCTGAACACCTGCAGGCACCTTCGTTGAGAACAGGCGCTTGCCAGCAGCCAGTGCTGCCAGTGCCAGCGTGCCGCTGTCGTATAGCGTGGTCCAGGTGGAGTTATCCGGGCTGGTTTGCAGCTGAACGTTCAGGGTAGCGGCACCAGCTGCGGTTGCAGTGGTGTTCACAGTTGCCCAGAACTCCAGAGGCTCGCCTACCCCGATATCACGGCGGGTACCATCAATCGGCCCGAGATCGATAACGTCAGTGGAAGCAGCAGAAGCCGTAACCGCCTGCGCTTCGGAGAACATCAACAGTTTGTCGAGGATCATTTTCTTTCTCCATTTATGGGCCGGTTAAGGCCCATCAGTTAATGACAGGCGTTAAACAACGCGCGCTTCTGTTTCCAGAATCGCATCGGTTTCACGGATTGGAACTCCACGGAGTGCCGTCCACCATTCCCCTTCCGTCTCTTTCACACTGATTGCAAGGGATGATTTCTCAAGAGATTGAAGATCAAGGGCTTCGTTAACGCTGCGGTTCATATAGAAGACCGGCTTGCCCATACCACGGTTTGGGATGCGATGCAGAGCGCGAATCATCAATTTTGCGATGTTCGCTGCCACCGCAGGATCTGACAGATTGCTCACATCGATATTTGCGACGCGAACGACGTAACGCCAGTCACGCAAAGTCAGGCCGTTATCCCACTTATAGTGGGTACGGTAGCCCTGGTATTTTCCGCCATCAGGATCAATCAGGGTTTGCTCACCGAGGTCCTGATGCTGAAGCCCTGCTTTTTGGCCTTTAGGGAACGTACCGTGCACAGTATTTTCACCCCAGACCACCAGCCAGATAGAGGTGTTGTCTGTTCCAGTGCCTCCACCATCAATGATGTTCTGTGCGTTCCCAGCAGATAGGCTTGAGTAACGGGATGACAGGCCCATGAACTGCTGAGGGTTAACACTGGTATCGCCATAGAAAAGTGTCTGAGCCATCTGCTGGTTCATCGCTTCGATGAATGCACGGTCTTCAGACAGGCGGAATTCAGCAGTGTTACCGTTCAAGTTAGCTAGGGATTTATCGACTTCAGAGTAGGTTTCAAGCATCCCACAGGAGTCTGTTACCTGCACAGTAGTCGACTTGCTCTGCTTCACACCGTAGTTAAGCAGACGCCACGTTGCGGTAGGCAAGCCTGTACGTACAGTAGTACGGTGCCCAGTTGGCAGGTTGCCTTCGACAAAAGGCATGTCCTGAAGGATCGGGTTAGTTTGACCGAGAAGTTCGATAATCTTATCGATTTTCCCGTTTGGGTCGATGCGCTTACCCCAGTCTGCCAGCGTCAGCGCAGTTAAGCCTTTAACAGCCATGGTTATATCCTCTCTTGTTTGCCATAGAGCACTTCGGCCGCACTACGCTGGCCTTGATTACTGCCATCGACCATGCCGTCTTCTGACATGGCTTTACCGATTTTCACGAACGTCTTAACCAGATCAGGGTGATTACCCAGGCCAGTTACTTCGAGATATTCTTTGAGCTCAGGCGTACCGAACAGGTCCAGTGCACGTTGCGCCGCACTGAGGTTAGTGGTCAGCTTATCGCCGCCGATCTCTTTGTCAGCCTTAACGTCAGCCGCCCACTGTTCAGTGGTCTTCTGCCAGGCTTCAGCCTGTTGCTGCTGCACCATCGGGAGGATCTTGGTGCCGTACAGGTCGACCATCTTCTGCGCCTGCTCGTTGCTGAGGTTCAGCTCACGCGCGATAGGCTCGAACTGCTCCAGCGCCGCGCTGTCAAGCTCCTGACCTTCAGCTGCCTGAAACTCGTATTTCTCCGGCGCGCCTTCCTGCTTCTGCTCTTTGTCGTCCTGCTTTTCAGCGGGCTTATCACCATCAGCGGGCTTATCTTCCTGAGGATTGTCACCGTCAGCGCCTGACTGTGGCTTATCGCCTTCTGGCTTCGCTGGCTCGCCTGCAGGTGCAGGAGCATCGGCAGCAGGTGCAGATGACTCAGAAGGTGCCGGTGCAGCGCCACCATCAGCAGGTTGCTCATTGCAAAGACGGCGATGCAGCAAACGTTCAAATAAATTCATGGTTACTCCTGTTCACTGGCCTCTGCGGCCATCTTCAGATACTGATCCGGGCAGTGCGTCATGACGCGCTGAAACAGAACCAGCGCCAGGTTGCGCTGCCCTTCGTTGAATGCGGTAATGTGCGGCTCTACGTTGAAGCAGGTGCCGAACACCTGACCTTTCTCCAGAATCGACCAGATGACCCGGCGGCCCTGCTCGCTGCCCATGACAAACTGGATGTCGTCGATATCGCGCTGGGCCAGAAGCTCCTGTTTGGCTTCCAGCTCCGCTTTGCGATCTTCATCGTCGATAGACGTCATTGCTGCGCCGCTCCTGCTGCGTTAGTGAGAGCAGTAAGCGCGCTTGGGTCAGTTGTCTGCGTCTCGCTGAGTGTCTTGGCACCCTGAGCAGCTGTCTGGCCCATAGCCATTGCCTGTGCGGCCTGCTGCTGTTTGGCGCGCTCTTCGCGAATGCCCTGCACCTGCTCCTGCGGGACGATGACTGTCGGCGATACGCCGGACATTTCGGAGAACGCGTCGATAGCCTGATCCACGTCGAGCTTGTCGAGCGCTTCAGGTTTGAACTGTGCGAGTTGGCCGATAAAGCCAACGGTCTGAGACAGGCTGGTGAGCCCGATAGATTTCTGCGCCTGCGCCATCACGGAGATGTACTCGATGCGAAGCGGCATGCCCTGCATAACTTCAGGCGGCGGCGGCAGCATGTTCTTGCGTGCCATGATGGAGAACACGCGGTCGATAAGCGGGTTGAGAGCCTCATCGTTCAGGCGCTCCAGCACAGGGCCGAGCATCAGCAGCTTCTCTTCCTTCATCTCGATAACTGCTTCCACCGGCATTGAGCGGGTGTTGATGTTCTGCAGCATCATGAAGAGGTCGACGAAATAGGCGCTGTTGATGGTCTGGCGAGTATCCTGAATGTCAGCCAGCAGGTCTGCGGTATTCGGGTTGACCAGATAAGCAGGTTTGAAACCGTCCTGACCACTCAGCACATCGAGATAGGTCACGTCACCGGGCAGCAGCGAGACGCGCTGATTCTTCAGCGACGTCGGCGCTACCATCGGCGGATTTGTGGCTTTGTCGATCAGCTGAGCTTTACGCTTCTGCTCAACCTGCAGGGCTTTAACCTGACCGAGTGCCAGCATGCCAGGGCAGGAGGATGCGTAAACGTCCTCTCCGTTAACTTCCCAGCGCGGCGCCAGGATCGGGAATTCATCGAAACCGGATTCACGCAACAGCTTGTCGGAGTCGCCGCCGGTCTCGAAATAGACAGAGCGGAATGGCTTGTTCTTGCTGTCCATCTTTCCGCTGTCGCGGTTGATGTTTGGTGTGATGCAGTGGTTAACCTCGATCCAGTTTTCATACGTGCCGCTTTCCCACTGGCTCTTCACGGACGAGCTCACGTTGTCCAGACCAAACTCCTGCACCAGCTGGCGCACGGTCATGGAGAACTGCCGGAAGGAGGTGTCGACGCTACCGCGCGGGCTGTTCGCCAGGTAGTAGCTGCCAATCGGGAAAGGCATCGTGCGGATCACGTCCTGTTCATCTTCGAGCACGGCCATGGCGGCTGTGCCGAATGTGCCCAGGCTGGCATACATAACAGGCAGAGACTGGTACAGATTCGACTTGTTGAACACTTCGTTCATGCGGCGCTGCACGACTTCAAGCCAGATCTTAACCGGGCCGTAATCCATCATGTCAGGGTCAGGCGTTGCCAACTTGAACCACGGGCGGGCCGGGCTGGTGATTCCTGACATCATGCCGCTGGACAGAATGCGCTGAGCCATTGAGCCGGTAGGGTCAACAATCTTGGTGCTACGGCGGTCGCCGCGGTTAACGTCAGACGTCAGGAAGCGGGAACCGCGCGGATTGATAAAGTCGCTCAGGTCGCGCCAGTGCGGCTCGAACGTTGTGCGCTCGCTCTTCAGCTGTGCGAGCTGCTTCAGCAGTCGCTCTTTTTCGGTTTCCGCCATCTCTCAGGTCTCCGTTACTGACCGAGCAGCGTTTTACCGCTGGTGTTGGCTGCGGAAGTGTCGCCCTGGGCACCGGTCAGCATTGTCGATTTGGTGCCTGCTGCTGCGCGGCGGCGGCGCTCTTCCTCTGAACGTGCATCAACCACAGCAGCGTCCTGGGTCTGAGGTGCGGCCTGAACTTCTGGTGCCGCTGGCACTGATGGCTTGCTGCCGATACACATAGCGATAACCCCCCACACGATTAAATTATTACCAATTTAACCATATACGGATTATTTTACGTAGTGTATTGACATAATGCTGTGCAATTATTACCCTTCAGGTAACACACCATGAAAGCGCACTTCGATATCAGTTCTGTGAGGTCTTGTCGCTAAATCAAAACTGGTGAGTGCGCTTCCAGGTGTGAGCAGTACGGCATATGGCACATGTGTCGCATCGGTCTGGCGGGGTCCTTGATGCTACTTCCCCTGAGCAGGTAGCCGGAATGTGCAAGTCAGTGTTTCTGTATGCACGGACATGACGACTCACCATCGTGGCGATACGGTGTGACACCTCGGAAGAGACGAGGCCATAACAGGTAAGAGCACTGCGCGCCTGACGAGTCCATTAGGGACGAAACGCATTAGCGTCGCGCGGAGTATCCCCAGCCGGGGAATAACTGGATACCAGGGGAGTCAACCCTAAGCGCATTTACGAGTGTGCTTAGGGCGTGGGTCGGCAAAGACTCCCTGTGCAGCCGACATCTGGCCCGGCAACTAACAGTGCTCTTTCCGTTGTGGTGAATGCGTAGGCTGATACGCGACCGATGTATAAACAGCGCCCATGGCAATCCGTAATCAATCGGAGCCTCAAGACAGTGTCACTGGTGGTGCGGGCGCTCCAACCAGTAAGCCGGATTCTCAGCCCGGCCACCACAACCCAATCACGCCTTAGGACCGTGATACGGCAGTACCAGGCAATGCGTGTAGTTTTGGCGGTGGCAGTGCTCCCACTTCTGACCACCGCCCTTTTTACAGCAGAACGCCATTCCGATGACGTTGCGCTGTAAACCCTGCATCACCCGCCAAGGAAGGCACTCCGTTGATTATTCGCCCGGTTCGTCCGGGCATTTTTTTAAGGTGATAACCATGAAGACCGTAGAGATATTGGCAAAGCAACTTAACTCGTGGCCAGCTGATACAACTGGCATTTTTATGTCTCCTGATACCGGTGCATTCTTCGGGTGGAGAGTTGGATTTGAGAATCCTCAAAGCATTTGTGCAGTATCCTTATCCGGATTCCAGCCTGCTGATGATGCTGGCACTGATGTCACCGAATGTGATTTTCGCGAAGAGAAAACCAGACTTTCCAGCATCCCGCTCGCCTCGGGCATCAATCAGCCATCAGACGAACAATTACGGAAAGAGAATCTCTACCACACCAAATTGCAGTGCCTGGCTGAGGTGCTTGGTAAACAGTCATTCATTGACAAAAATTCAGCCAACAATGCAGCAGAAGCGATCAACGCAGCATTCGATAAAATTACTTTCTAACGTCGTGACATGTCACAATCAGCCCGCCGATGCGCGGGCTTTGTTTTATCCTCACCAGCGGATATAACAGCCATTATCCCCTCTAGCGGATTACTTCCACGGATCGTAATCGGTTACCGCCTTGCCCTGCTGGCTTTCCTGCCCAGGGATGCGCAGGCGCTTCGTAACCGGGAAAGCAAACGTCAGCAGCAGCGCGTCACCCTTACCAGGTGAGCGGCCCAAGCGCTCTTTGATATCTTCCTTCGGCTCAATGACGATCTTGCCGTCTACTCTCACTTTGTACTCTGCCGATGAAAGGTCATCAGCCGTCTCCTGGTCATCCAGCGCGCCGCCGAGTTTCAGCCACGTTTTGCAACTGTTGAACATCTCGCCGCGCTTGTTGAGCATCTGCGGGTCGGTAGAGCCGCCGCCGAACGGTATTAACTGCCACGTCCGGCCCCAGCCGTCACCGATGGACTTCAGCCCGGTACCGTAGCCAAAGTCGATGAATACCGCGTCAGCCTGGTACTGGTCTTCGAAGTCGGCGATGCGCTTCGCCATAATCAGATCGTCGGTGGTCTTGTTTCCGGTCCAGAGCACTTTGCTGTGTAGCCCCTGGCGCAGGTATATCACCGCGTCATCCACGCCTGAATATGCCGGGTCGACGCCTATAATCACCGGGGCGTGCGCCACCTGCGCAGCGGTCACTACGCGCTTCATTGCCTCATCGGTGAGGCCGGTCGGGATAAACTGCAACTCAGACGCGTCAGGGAAGATACCGCGCACACGGACCTTCACGAAGTCGCTGTCTTCGCCGTAGTCATCCACCCATTTCTGCAGCTGCTGTTTGTTCGTGCCTTCGACAGTACGGCTGTCAATCTGTGCGCACTTCCAGCGGTGCTTGTATTTGCGGAAGCACTCGCGGAAGCGCCCGGTGTTACGCGTCGGGTTCCCGAACGCCACCCAGATGATTTCGGTGTCCTCATCGGTCAGCGCACCTTCGGCAACCTCCCACACCAGATCGGCAATGTTGGAGGCTTCGTCGAATACCACGATGATGCGTTTGCGCTCATTGTGCAGGCCGGCGAATGCCTCTGTGTTGTGTTCAGACCACGGGATTGCGTCAGCGCGCCAGCGTTTATCGTGACCCGGATCGTTGCTGTACATCGCCGTTGCGGTGCAGGTGAACCACTCTTTCGTTATGGACAGGTTCGACCATTTGATGATTTCCGGCCAGGTCTTGGTGCGCAGCTGGTTGTCGGTGTTGGCGGTCACCACCACCTTGCAGTCCTCGCAGGTGTCCATTCCCCACTTAATCAGCATTGAGATGAATGCAGATTTACCGATACCGTGGCCTGATGCGCGGGCAATCATGATTGGCTGATAACGAGTTGCAGGGTTTTGCAGGTGATCGCGTATCTCACGGAATCCGTCAGCCTGCCAGTTACGCGGCCCGGTGGCATGCGCCAGCTCCGTACCCTCCTCGCCCCACGGGAACGCATAAAGCGCATAGCCCAGCGGGTCATACGTGAAGGATGCGATATCCTCGACGAGCTGTTCTTCCGGCGACATGGCTGCTGCTGTCATTCTTCACCACCAGCCTGCTCTTTGACGCGGCGGCGCGCGGCGGCCATGCGGTCTGCGATAGTGACGGTGCCGGAAACCTCCAGGCGCTCTTTGAACGCGTTCACGTCGACGTGCTTACCAATGAGCTCGAGATTCTTCACCTTGTCCGGCCATTTGATTTTTTTGAGGATGGTCTCTATCGAATCCTCGTTCATGTTCATGATGGTTGAGGACAGGTCGAACCCGCTGAGCGTGGTACGCCAGATTTTAGGCCACTCGCGGATCGGTTTCAGGCTGCCGTCGTCGTTCAGGATATCCAGCACGTCCATCTGGTCGATCTCCACCAGGCGCATGAGGACGTAATCAGCGCTGACTCGCATGCGCTTGTTGCGCTCCTCCATCAATTCGGCAATTCGTTTCTGGATTCTTTCGTCTCTCATCATCACGCTGGCTTTGACGGCTGCCGTATTAGGCGAAAATCCTGCGTCAATCGCCGCCTGAGACTGATTTTCAGGTGTCTTAATGTAGGACTGGCAGTAAGCCTCCTGCATCGCTGTAAGAGGCTTATATTGCGTTGATTTGCGTTTGTGGGTTTTTGGTGTCGCGGGCATCATTACCACCTGAGTAATTTTATTACCATGCAGGTAATACTATCACGCCCGCGCAGATGTTACATGACTGGTATCGGGTCTGGCCGCTGATTGTCCACACGGTTCAGGAAGTGGGTAACCACGCCGTGCACTGTCGTATCGTCCAGCGCTTCGCCTTCGAGCGCTTCACCTTCCGGAGTGATCAGCGCCTTTCCCTGAACAATGGCGAACTCCATGCGGCCACAATACGATATGAGCACGGTCTCACCCGGATGTGGTTTATTCGCAACGTTGATGATTGCGTATCCAGCCGACGTCTCTATCGTGCGGCAGTTGCCATTGTAGCCGCACAGGCTGGTGATGGTGAGAGCTGCTTCTGCGTAGTCTTTTGCCGGAGATGGAAAGCCCATAATGGAACCTCACATAAAAATACTGTACATTTAAACAGTATAATCATGTGAGGATTTAGTCAATACGCTGTGACCCGTCACACCGAAAGTTTCGTTTCGTGCCAGCCCTGCGTTACCCAGCACGCCGAATCACCGGCGCACGGGCAGGACTTCACCGGCAGGCTGTCGCCGCACTTGCCGCACTGGTTAGCGCTGATGGCTTTGATGCGACCGCGCACCCGGGCATAATCCTGGCGGATCAGCAGAGCAATGTACTCGCTCAGTTCGTATGGCTCACGACCCGGGCGACGCTCCGCGCAGTTGCGCGCCAGCATTTCCATTTCCTGCTCGTCGAGCACCAGCTCCAGCTTTCGCTCACCGGCTTCCGCCTGGCGGGCACGCTGCGCTGCTTTGCGTTCTGCTGCGGTCTTAGCCATGATCCACCGCCAGTATGTATTTTCTGAGAATGCGGAATTTCTCTACATCATCGCGACTGCGCTTACCGATTATGTAGGCCATTGGGAAGCCATCAACCTCAAACGCGATATCATCCATGTTCGGGTGAGTGCAGGTAGTTTTGATCGCATTCAGTGCCTCATGAAACACAGGGCGAGAAACCTCAACAAACTCGTTCGGGTCGAGGGTTACGAATGGCAACAGCATTCGGTACGCCTCCAGAGCAAAATCCTCTTTCAGCGAGCGCGGCCCTGCCTCCAGTTCCGCGATACGGGCGGCCAGTGATTCCTGGGTTACCGTGACCATTTCAGCACCTCCCCGTTTTCTATTTCGATTACTGCCGTTTGGTCTGGGCAGCCAGCAAGATCAACACCGACGAAAGCGGCTACCTGTACTGGAACCACCACCGGCATGGGAACGCGGATAACCAGATTCTTGAGCCTGTCGATTTCCCCGGCCAGTTCGAGAATGCGGCGGTTTCCGTATTCTGCTTCTTCGCGCCACCAGGCCACATCAGCTTTAAGGCGGCGCATGCGCCGCTGTTTGAGTTTGCTCACCATGGAAGCCACCCCATGCCCTGAAGTGCGCTGATGGCCAGCAGCACGAACATTACTGCGTCGAATGGGTTAGGCATTGGGTTTACCTTTTGGCCGCAGGATGTGGATCGTCATACCACTTTCGGTAGTAATAACCACCCTCTGCCCAGGTTCGATTTCTGCCAGCCTGAACGCCTCATAAAACGAGTCCATAGCAAGGGTTTGCTCGTCCTTGCGATTCCACAACCTCCAACCTCGGCGAATCAGGACTCCTATGACCCAGCTATACGTTTTAACTGCCAGATGAAGCCAGGCGAGGATCATCGTTGCGAAAAATAACCAGTCCGTCGCACTGAAGTTTTTGAATTCGTCCATCACTTCACCTCCTGCTGCGGTGCTGCTGGCAGTGGCATCCAGTGGGTGATGATTTCTGGCTTGAGGCACTGGAATGAGCCCATCAGGAATAACTCTTTGCCGATATACTGACCATTCCATGTCAGAAACACCGTGCCATCCTGTTTTGTCGGCATCCGCTCACTGCAAGCCACCCAACCATCAGGAATCACCGGAGAGTTGCCAGTCAAAACGTCAGCGCGAACATAGAGAGTGTCGTCCTTGTGCTGATTGTCGCTGCACCACGTTAATTCGCTGAACTCTCCGTTCTCCGGCCATACTCCGGCAGTTTGAAGCCAGATATGCTCTGGCGCCTCCTTGCATGGCGTGTTGGCTGGAATATTTTCCGGAATATTTTGTTGTGGGTTTTGTGGTTGAACGGCACACTGAAGCATGCGCCGTAAAGCAGAAAACTCCTCCTTGTCCATGCTTAAGCTGCCGTCATCGTAGTCAGTGCAGCGCGCAAACAACTCATCGATAGTCCAGTTTTCAAAGCTCATGATTTACCTCCCTGAAGCATGGCGGCGCGGCAGGCGTTCCAAGCTTCGAACTGACCATCAATACCATCATCACAATAACCGTCAGTTGTCCGTAATGAATCCCAGCTATCGAGAGGAGAGCCATGCTCAGATTCCCACCATTTTTCAAACATAGAGCGGTCAGGCACAGACACCGTCGCTGGCGGGGCGGCGTATAACGGTTGATACAGCCCCAACAAGCTCGCATCTTCGGAAAATGACCATCCCGGTTTAGGATTTCCGCTAATGTCAGTGGTGCGATATCGCCACGCCACAGGCTCCGCTTCGAGCGATGCCAGCGCGATACGCGCCAGCTCCAGCTCAATTGACCATGTGCGTTCTTTGAGAGGCTCTAACTCTCCAGCCAGCATCATCTCTGCAAACTCAATGCGCGCGTGCGCAGAAGCGATCAACTGTTCTTTAGTGAAGGCAATCATGATTTTTCTCCCTCCTGATACTGTTCGAACCAGAACACAACCGGGTCAGGCTTCATATCAACCAGTCCCATGCGCACCAGAGCCTTTCCCTTTCCTGAGCGCAGAAACTCCCTACGACCATCGTCAATAATGCGGCGGTAATCATCCAGGCTGCTACAGTGCTTATGCAGGTTGCATGGGTGGCAAGCCGGGACTAAATTGGTAATGTCATCGCGCTCCTTGTGGAGCATCTGACCATCAAAACGAATGACCGGCTTAACGTGGTCAGCGTGCCATTTGTCGCCAAGCTCGCACCCACAATACGCACAGCGGCCGCCGAACTTCATGCGCAGCTCTGCGCGCTGCTCTTTGGTAATAGTGCTCATGATGCCTCTCTTTTACCGGCTGCAGCGGCGCGCAGAACATTAGATATTTGCGCATCCCACTTATTGAAATAAACACCTCCAGGCCTGCCCTTTTGGATATCTGCCAGCAGTTTAGAAAGCTCAGCTACCATCCGGTCTTTTGCTTCCAGCTCATCCAGCAGCGCCAGCACGGTGGCGGGGTTTGCTTCGGCGATGAATGTGGCATCGTTATCATTTCGCCAACGAGAGAGATTTCCTGTGTCCTCATGGCGAACAGCTTCGCGGGTATTATCGGTAGCAAACACGTCCAGTACGTCGTTACCAACAAATGCGACCATAGCGTGTCCATGACTGTCAATCCACCACTTACCTTTCGTAGCCTTATCCGCCGCTTCACGTAATGCGCGTTTGTCGATGTTGCTCATTGGGCGGCTCCTTTCGTGAATGCCTTGACGAATGCATGGCAATCTTCATCACTGAGAAATGATTGCTTCTCTTCTGTTGCACCGCCTTTGCGAAGCTGGTAGGCATGTACGCGCATTATGTCGATTGCCTTCGATGTGACAGGATGCTGATGGTTCATCATTGCAATGACTGTGTTAATCGCTGAATCCACACCCTGCGCCCGCACTTCAGCCAGAAAAGCGTCTGTCGCCTGGGTTTTCAATTCAGACAGCATTACAAGCACTGCGTCATGCAGGCAGTCGTCAGTGTCAAAGCCTGCCGCTTTGGTTGACTCGAATCGCTTGGCTCCTGATTTGAATACGTCAGCAACTGCCCACGCCTGTATGCTCTTCAGCCCCGCATTCTCCACAGCCAGCGCCAACTTAGCTTCGCGCTCTGCATTGAGCTGCATCTGCAGATTCTCGATAGTCGCATCAGCAGCGCGGAACTCGCGCTGTGACTCTGCAAGCTTCTGCTCTAACTCTTCATAACTCGGTTTCATCTTTACCCCCGCTTACCCGTATAAGTTATTGATTACGTTGATATCAAAAAGGATCGTCGATTCAGAACACTTCGACATTCCATCCGCCACCGGCTTTCTTCGGCTTCACAGTCACGCCGATGATGCGGAACGGATACTGATCTGCTGCGACTTTGGTTTTCACCCTGGCGTCGTCAGTCCAGAACCCTTTCACTTCGTGCAACTCCATCTCACCGGTGGTGAGCATTACTGCGAAGTCCGGCGTGTAGAACGTGTTATCAGCCAGGCGCAGCTTGATACCTTCGAAGCGGTACCAGGCCACTTCCCCGGCAAGCTTGCGCAGCTCCAGGTGCTGGCAGTACGCAGATTCGGTCTTGTTCATCTGGCCTGTCTTGAGTCGACCAAGAGCCTGTAACTGCCTTCTCATGATTTACCTCTCAGGTAATTTAAATCCACATTAGAGTTAAAATCAATAGCTATGCGCATATTTTGTTACCTGCAAGGTAACTATACTGGCGTAAAAAAATGCGCTGCCGCGCCGGTGCTTCTGCCTTACTGCTTCCCTTTCCCGTATTGCCTTGAAAACCTTTCCATATCGAAATCAATCGTTGCCCTGTAATCCCTGAACAGGCCGCATTTCCCATGACGTATTACCTCTCCGCTCCTCTCTGCGTCTCTGAAATATTTCTCTACAGTGTTGAGGTGGAGGCCTAGAATCTCTACTGCCTGCCTGGTGGTTATCCTGCCGCGCTCTTTTGCAGCGGTAATGATCCTTCTGACAGCTGACTTACGTTCTGAGTACGTGTTTGGTCTTGCCATGTAATCCTCACTATGTGGCCTGGTAGCCCCTGAATCCATGCGGAATGGTCTTGTCCGGCTCAGGCACGTCGTTGATGTCCCTTCGCTGCTGCTGGGCCACCGGCCTTGCCCTGGACTGCTGCACGCTTCTCGCCAGCTTCTGCTGCCACTGGTCGTGGTGGAATGCCTTGCCCTCCGCTTTCCAGTACGTGATGAAGTCTGCCAGCTCGAACGGTGTGATATCCGTCTTCAGGGTTATGCCCCATAGTGCAGCCCGCTGGATGAACTGCTGATCCGGCTTCCAGTTGTCGCGCATCTGGAATTTTCCAAACTCCCCCATCCCACCAGGAGCAACGTAGCCATTCAGCATCGCGTTGTTCGCACCCGGATCTGGTTCGCTGTCACCAGCAGAGTTATCCACAGTTGAATTTTGCTCGCCCCCTATGTGGGGTTTATCTTTTATATCTTCTCTTCTCTTCTCTTCTCTGGTCCGCTTTTTGTCCGCTTCTGATGCGGACGCTTTGCGGACGTTTCTCTTCCTGTCAGCGTCCTGTGCGCGACGCTTGGCAGACTGCCCGTTATGGGCTTCAAAGCGCGGCATTACTAGGCTTTCGCCATTTTCTTCGAGCCATCCGACGGCCATCATAGCCCGTGAAAATCCAGGGAAGCCGATCAGGTCGTCGAGAGTGTCTGCACTGTATCCGTCAAGGAAACCGTCAACGGAGTGGACATCGAAAAGACACCATGCGGAATGTAGTCCGCCAACTATCCGCAATCTGTCCGCTTTCAATGCGGACGCCATGCGGACAACTTTAGGGTGCGTGTGCAGGTCGGCACGCATCTTGATCCAGTCACCGGCCATCACTCACCCCCAGGTGAAGCCACCTTAAATTCGATAACCCAGACCCATGGGTTGGACTGCCAGCCGTCTTCGCCATAGATGGACTTCCACAGATTTTCCCACACCTGAAAGCCATAAGTGGCAGGGCGGAAGTCGTAAAGACCACAGCCGATTTCTTTACAGATATCCCCAAGGGTAATGGCCTGCAATCGCTCAACTCGCACACCGGTAATTTCCAGCATTAGGCGACTGGCCCAGCGCGGCATATGAATTGATGGACGCCATCTTCCTTCTTCCGGCCAGTCTGCAGGTGGCGTAGCTCGGTAAGCCATATCGTGGCTATCTTGGTCAATGTTGTAGCGTGCCCAAGTCTCCCGCACCCAGATACGATCACCTGGTTTACCGTGTGGACTGTTTCTGTAATTTCCCGCCGATAACTCACCAGCCAATTCATTGCCGGACAGTTCGCACATTGCATCTCTATCAATGTGCGGGAACTTAACTGGCCGCCGCGTCTGCGTCTTGCCGCCGTCGAGGATGGCGCGCACCATCTCGCCGTTAAAAATCATTCCGCGCTCTTTCATGCTTCCCCCTGGGCAGTCTTTAATGCCATTGCGAACTCGCTGCGGTGACGGTTTGCGCTCTGAAGTGCGCACTCAACACAGGTGCCATTCAGTACGTAGCGCTCCGCCTTATGACCATTCCGGCAGGCTTTGCCGGTGTAGAATCTGTTCAGGCCAGCCTTAGCGGCCTCCATTCTGGTGACGATTTTCACGAAAACGGCCCCTCGTTTGGTTATTGTTATCGGTAATTTTGTGCGATGGCCGAAAAAAGATCAACCATATTCGGATCATTATTACCTTAGAGGACTGAATAGATATGAAAAGACCGCCAGAAGGCGGTCTGATGGGGGATTGAAAGAGGTTTTATTCGTAGAAGAAGATAGCCAGTTCCGGCTTCGTTCTGACCCACCCGCGTTGCTTACATGCCTTAAATAGCCCATTCATCAATGTCTTACCGGGCATTTTCCGGCGACCTGTCAGATGCGTCTGGATGTAGTGGCTGGTCGTTCCGGCCTCGTCAGCAAAGGCATTTCGCTCATCAGGAGTGAGTTGCAACCAGTGTTTTTTGAAGTCGAATTTTTCGTTCTCGCTCATAGCTATTGCCTGATATTAATTTCAGATAACAAATATTCACCCAGAAGGTAATAAAAATCAAGGTTTGTTACCCGTGAGGTGCATTTACCTGTGGGGTAAATTCGCTTTTAATTGGCACACTAACTAATTCATATATGAGGCGATTCACCAGAGCATGAAAAGTATTCAGGATATCCGCAGGCAGAACATTAACGATATCATCGACCGTGACTTTAACGGGGTGCAGACTCGTCTGGCGGAAAAACTGGGAACTCAGGCCAACCTGGTGAACCGCTGGGCCCGCGGGCAGAAGGTTGTCGGCGACACGGTAGCGCGAAAGATTGAGAAGGCGGCAAACAAGCCGTCGAACTGGCTTGACGTCGACCACTCACTATCTGCTATTGCCATCCCCCAGGAGGAGATCACCCCTTCAGATATCGGCCAGCTGGCGGCGCATAATCTCGAGGCGTGGATGCAGAACAACCGCGACCTGTCGTCGCAGGGTAAACTGTCGAAAGCGTCCGGCGTTGCCCAGGCGACAATCAACCGCATGCTGAACAATGAGGTTAGCGTTTCTATCTCCACCCTGGAGTCGATCGCCAGCGCGTTCGGGCGCCGCGGCTATGAACTGCTCATCCATCCCCGCGACCCGGCGACCATCCATTACGACAGGGCCCGCTACGCATTGTTACCTGAGAGCGAGAAAAGCAAGATCGAGAGTTACGTCGATTTCGTGATTGTGCAGAACGGTAAATCGCAAGAGTAAAACCATACATTTCAGACACTAAGCCGCCATTGAGCGGCTTTTTTATTGCCCATAAGATTACCTCACGGGTAATTTTTTATAATCATACCTATTGACATCAAACCACATAAGGATAATTATTACCTCAACGGTAACACTGAGGTAATGAATTATGCAGTGGAAAATCATCAATGGTTGGTACTGCGTTACGGCGTGCGGGCTGATGAGCACCAAGTGCCGCACTCTGCAAGAGGCCATGAGCTGGGCTTTCGTGACCAAGCTGGCGGCAAAAACTGAAATGGATATGGGGGTGAGCAAGTGAGTGAATTAGCAATCATCGAAATCGCGCCGGACCTGGCGCCAAGCATTTACGTTGAAAACGGGCTGGATAAGTTCCTTGAGCAAATCCGTGAAGGCGTCAACGAAGTTCCTGACCTGAGCACTGCTAAAGGCCGCGCCCGTATCGCATCCCTGGCCGCCCAGGTATCACGCAGCAAGACGGCAGTTGAAAAGCCAGGCCGTGATTACCTGAAGCGCCTGAAGGAGCAACCGAAAGTGGTTGAAGCAGAACTGCGCCGCTTCGTAACCGAATGCGATCAGCTTCGCGATGAAGTACGCCGCCCACTTACTGAATGGGAAGACGCGGAAAAGGCGCGCACCGAAGCTCTGCAGAAACGCCTTGTGGATTTGCGCGCACTGGCTGAGGTGATCGACACCGCCGGTAACTACCTGCCATCTGCCGATATTCAGGCTCGCATTCAGGAGGCTAAATCCGTGGTGCTGGATGAAAGCTGGCAGGAACGCGCAGCAGAGGCGGGCGTGGCTAAAGATTCAACCATTCAGCAGCTGGAAGCGTCACTGGCAGTGGCACAAAAGCGCGAGCACGAAGCCGCTGAGCTGGAACGTCTTCGCAAAGAAGCTGAAGAAAAAGCACGCCTTGAGCGTGAAGAAACCATCCGTCGAGAAGCTGCTGAAAAGGCCAAGCGTGATGCAGAAGCAAAAGCAAAGGCTGAACTCGAAGCCGCAGCACTCCGTGAAGCTGAAGCCCGAGCTGCAACAGAACGAGCAGAGCGCGAAAAAATTGAAGCCCAGCAGAAAGCAGAGCGTGAAGCAAAAGCTGCTGCGGAAAAAGCTGAGCAGCAAAAGAAAGATGCTATCGCAGCTGAGCGCCGCCGTCAGGAAGAATTGGAAGCTGCACGCCTAGCAGAACAAAAACGAATCGCAGACGAAGACGCGCGGCGCGCTGCTGACAAAGAGCACCGCCGCAACATCAATCGCCAGGTTATTGCTGACCTTGTAGCGCAAGGGATTCCAACTGAGTGGGCTGAAAAATGCCTGGTGTCTTTCGCTTCCGGAAAAGTTTCCGGCCAGACGATTAAATACTGAGGTGGGTATGAACATCCAGCAGATTAATAACCTGAAAAAAATCATGACCAGCATCGACAGCGACTACCAGCTGAGCCAGTTGCACTACGAGCGCCAGGTAGAGCTGATCGACGCTATCAAGTACCACCAGCTGCAGAAACCATTCTACGAGCTGGAGCGAAAAGGCGTTCGTACGGAGATTCTGGAAGAGCTGATGATGAGCCCGGAATTCGAAGAGGCACTCGCAGCGTACCAGGCCGCACTGACCAGCATCATCGCGAAGTGGGATCTGGCTGACCAGCTGGACACGGCGAGGAATGCGGCATGAACCCTGGGATTTACTTCGACATCAGCAACGAGGACTACCACGCCGGTGACGGCGTGAGTAAGTCGCAGCTGGATATGGTTGCGCTTAGCCCGGCCCTGCTGCAGTGGCAGAAATCAGCACCGGTCGACACCGAAAAGCTGAAGGCGCTGGACATGGGTACCGCCCTGCACTGCCTTCTGCTGGAGCCGGAAGAATTCGATAAGCGTTTTATCGTGGCGCCGCAGTTCAACCGCCGCACGACAGCCGGAAAAGAGGATGAAGCTGCGTTCCTGAATGATGTTGCGGGAATGGGCATGACGGTTATGGATGCAGAGCTGGGGCGTAAGCTGCAACTGATGCGCGACAGCGCGATGGCTCACCCTGCGGCACGATGGTTGTTGGAAGCGGAAGGATTCTGTGAAGCATCACACTACTGGACGGATCCGGAGACTGGCGAACTGTGTCGCATTCGACCGGATAAACGCCTGAAGTATCACCCTGTGCTGCTGGACGTGAAAAAAGTGGCAGACATGGAGCGGTTCTCCCGCCACATCGAGGAATTCCGTTACCACGTTCAGGACGCCATGTACCGCGAAGGTGCGCAGCAGACCACCGGTGAGCCGCACGGATTCTTTTTCCTGGCAGTTAGCGAAACCATCGACTGCGGCCGCTACCAAGTACGCGTATTCGAGTTGGATGCGCCGGACGTAGACGCCGGGCATGCACTGTTCCGCCGGGATCTGAATACCTACCACCAGTGCCGGGAGTCGGGCGACTGGGGTGGATTTGAAATTATTAAACGCCCTGAGTGGGCACGCAAACAGGATATGTACGTATGAGCAACGACATCGCAATCACATCGCAGCCTGGCGCTACTGTTGGCACCGCTGCGGCAATCTTCAGCCCTGAAGGTATGGACCGCCTGGTGCGCTTCGCAACCCTGATGGCTGACAGTAAGGCCACTGTTCCTGCACACCTGGCAGGTAAGCCTGCTGACTGCCTGGCTGTGACAATGCAGGCAGCGCAGTGGGGAATGAACCCGTTCGCCGTGGCGCAGAAAACTCACGTTGTTAACGGCACGCTTGGCTATGAAGCACAGCTGGTTAACGCGGTTGTGTCTTCCTCCAATTTACTGGCAACCCGCCTGAATTATCGCTGGGATGGTGACTGGTCTCGCGTCAGCGGGAAAACCGATAAGTCGCCAAACCTGACCGTAACCGTGTGGGCGACCATCAAAGGGGAATCAGAGCCGCGGGAGTTGACGATCAGCATGGCACAGGCCGGTGTGCGCAACTCCCCTCTCTGGGAGCAGGACCCACGTCAGCAGCTCGCTTACCTGTGCGTGAAGCGCTGGGCGAGACTGAATGCTCCAGACGTCCTGCTTGGCGTGTACACCCCTGACGAATTACAGGAGACGGCACCTCGCGTTGAGCGTGATATCACGCCGACACCAGCCACCGCCTCAGGCATGAACAAGCTGATCAACTCCAAGCCTGAGCAGCACCAGGAAGAGAAGCCAAAGAGCAGCGATGACCGCGACCCGGAAGAGATTCTGTGCGCTTTCACTGACGCAGCGATGGGCTACAACACGCTGAAGGACCTGGACAACGCATACAAATACGTTGCCAAAAAACTCGCTAACGATGATGACCGTCTGGCTAAAGCCACAGACGTTTACACCATCCGCCGCGATGAGTTGAACGAAGTCCCTATGTAATCACCACCGTGGCGCCACGGCGCCACACCTGCAACCAAGAGAGGTATTTATGAAAGGTGCATTTGGTAAGAAGGAACTCCTGGCGGTGGTGCCACTGTCATGGAGCACGATTGACCGCCTGGAGCAGGCCGGAGAATTCCCGTCCCGTTTCTGGATCACCGATCGCCGCTGCGCGTGGGACCAGAGCGAAGTTGAAGCCTGGCTGGATAAACGTAAGGCGGCAAGCCCGGCGACGTTCACCGGAAAAAAGCCGCCAGTTGACCGCCGCGTGTATCGCCCAGTGAGTGCAGCAGCATGAAGGCGCTCGGAAGGCATATCGACAGATGGTCAGAGGTGTATCTGTGCCTGACCATAGTGGCCTACCTGATGTGGGTAACGTCAGTAATCAGTTAAGAGGTCTGGATCAAATGAAAAAGACGAAGCTTGATCGCTATCACGAAGACTACGTCTCGCAGCGCCGTATTGAAAGAGTGGTGGCAGTAACGCCTGAAGCGATGGAGATCGAAAGCCGGGCTATTGCGCGCGAGCGCCTGGGACATTACAGAATAGCGGCCCGTCTCTGGCTCCAGTGCCTTGATGCAGCTGTTGGCGAAGTAGAGCGTGCCCGCATCGCGGTGCGCCGCCAGCAGTGCATCACCAAAGGGAACCGCACCCCGCACCTGGACTACAGCGGGATCGGATGTCGCGGGGTGGTTTATGACTAATCCACACGACAATATCCGAGTCGGCAGTATCACGCTGGTTTATTCATCTCTGCGCCGCGGGTGGTTGGCACCCGGCGGCCAGGTTATCAGAAACCCATTGAAGGCTCAGCACTTGGCTGAGCTGATGAACAGCAAGAAGGTGGCGGCATGACCGGAAAATACACTCTCATTTACGCAGACCCGCCTTGGGTTTACCGTGACAAAGCAGCAGACGGGAACCGAGGCGCAGGCTTCAAGTATCCGGTCATGAACGTGCTGGATATCTGCCGCCTTCCTGTGTGGGACCTGGCTGCAGAAGATTGCCTGCTTGCGATGTGGTGGGTTCCGACTCAGCCGGTCGAGGCACTGAAGGTTGTGGAAGCGTGGGGATTCAAACTGATGACCATGAAGGGATTCACTTGGCACAAGACGAACAAGCACAAAGGCAACAGCGCGATCGGCATGGGGCACATGACCAGGGCGAACAGCGAAGACTGCCTTTTTGCGGTACGCGGGAAACTGCCGCAGCGCATGGATGCTTCTATCTGCCAGCACGTTACGGCGCCACGCCTGGAGAACTCGCGCAAGCCTGACGCGATAAGGGAGAAGTTGGTGCAGTTGCTGGGCGATGTGCCGCGCATTGAGCTTTTCGCCCGCCAGTCGTCACATGGCTTTGACGTATGGGGAAATCAGTGCGAAGGCCAGGCAGTTCAGTTACACCCTGGCTACGCGCTGGATATCGCCGGTATGACGCGGGCATTCGGTAATGCACCGCTTTCACCAACAGACAATCAGGGTCGGGAGCGTGCAGCATGAAGCTTATTGATACATTGGTTGATGAATTACCGAAGCGCGGTGGCTGGCCAGGCGCTATCCCTGTGCTGGTTCAGAATAGCAGTGGCTACGTTTATCAGGCAGGTGGTGGTGAGTACATCTACAGACTCGAACTGGCTGATGACTGGATGGATGCAGAAGTTACCTGCGAAAAGTATTTTTCTGCACTAAGAGCATTGAAGCCTGTATGGGATGGCAATGGTTTTCCGCCGGTGGGCGTTGAATGCGAAATGTCTTACGCAGGTGATGAGTGGCATAAGTGTGTGATTATCGCCAAAGGTGAAGAGCAGATTATTTACCAGACCCAGGGATGTCGTGAGTTTTCTGGTCATCGAAATAATTACAAATTCCGCCCTATTCGTTCAGAAGCAGATAAGAAGCGTGATGCAGCGATAAGCGCCATCGATGCATCTTGCTTATTGGTAAGGGATGCCAGCAAGACAGCAGAAGCAATTTATGACGCTATAGCTGCTGGTGACATCCCGGGCGTTAAGATTGAATAACCGCTTAATCCTTTCCTTCCATCCACCTTTCAAACTTCGACGGGGAGAACGGCACCAGATCGGTGCGCTCCCCGTTAATCCAGGCATCAACCATATCCGCCCACTGCTGCAACATATAGGCGCGCTGCCGGGCATACTCCGCTTTGTTGTACACCGCGCGCACGCCCTTCTGCTCATGCGCCTGCGCCTTCTCTATCCAGTCAGACGGATAATCCGCTTCATGCAGCAGCGTGCTTGCTGTACGGCGCAGGTCGTGCACCGTGAAGCCCTGAATTTTCTCGCCGTCTTTGTTTATGGTCTCCACGGTTCTGTCGATAAGGGAGTTCAGCGCGGCGTTCGATAATGGCTTGCGGAAGTTGTAGCGCCCGGGCACCAGGTATTCACTGCCACCAGCACACATCTGCAATCCCACCAGCAGATCCTGCGCCTGCTTCGGCAGGTAAATCACATGTGCGCGCCTGGCCTTCATTCGGTCTGCGGGAATCGTCCATGTCCAGTTCCTGAAATCTATCTCCTGCCACGTCGCGTAAGTGAATTCGCTTTTGCGCACCAGCGTCAGCAGCACCAGCTTCAGCGCCATTTTCATGGTGCCCATCGCGCCGACTTCATCCAGAGCGCGGAAGAATACGCCGATCTCCTCAGGCGACAGCGTGCGCTCGCGCGATTTAAACATGGCGATCGAAGATGGCTTAATGTCGGCCGCCGGATTAAACAGGCCGTGCCCGCGGTCGTTAGCATATCGGTACACGCTGCTGATTATCTCCCTGACCTGAATTGCCGTCGCCCGGCCGCCACGCTCGACGATACGATCGCAAAGGTCGCGCACCACTCTGGTGGTTATCTCAGTCATCATCTTGTTGCCGAGCGCCGGGAGGATATCCCTGTCGATCACTGCCTGCTTCATGGCGCGGGTGCTGTCGGCCAGGGTGACGTGTTTCATGTAGGTGTCGGTATATACCGCGAATGTTTCGGCTCCGGCGATCTGCCTGATACCGTCACGTTTCACCGCAGCTGGCGACTGGCCTGCCTTCAGCAGCTTTTTGGCGGCAATGAGTTCCTCGCGCGCTTCCGCCAGGCTGATACCGTCACGACCGTACTGTCCGATCACCAGCGTTTCCCGGCGTCCATTAATGCGGTAGTCGTAGCGGAACGAGACAGAGCCTGAAGTGAGCACGGCGACATACAGCCCGTCACGGTCGGTAACCTTATACAGTTTGTCCTGCGGCTTCAGATTTTTGAGTTTGGTATCGGTAAGCACAATTCACCCGTAATGCATCCATGTTTTTGTCGGTACGAGAGTATACCTTTCGGGTAATACCGTCACCTGTACCGTCGAAAAATGTGGTGTAGAGTGAATAGATATGATTAGATATAAACAAAAACCCTCTGCAATTACAGAGGGTTAGATGTGAAATTGAATAGATATGATGTGCTATGAACTAGCTATACATCATTCCCACTCAATCGTAGCCGGTGGCTTACCGCTGATGTCATACACCACGCGGGAAATACCGTTCACTTCGTTGATGATGCGGTTAGACACGCGGCCTAAGAAGTCATACGGCAGGTGCGCCCA